TCTCTGTATTAACGAAGTTGGTTCCTGAATTGTAAGACAGAGTGAAGTTAGTTGTGGTTCCATTGAATCCACTAGAGATATCATCCAGAATTCTAAACTCTGTAATGCTATCACTTAATACTTCTACAATACTTTCTGTTCCACTCTGGTCTTTCTTGAGATAAATTTTCCCATCAAAAGTATTAATTGCTACCTCGCCTAAATCGAGTTGAGCAGTTGTGGGTACTGCCCCTTGAGTAGCTGAACGCCTCAAGCGTACTACTGGTGCTGCCATTGATGTGTCCTATGTAGGTTAGTATGTACCAGCATCCTTGACAGTATCTACTGCCTTTTTACGGGATGTTGATTTTTCCAATTCAGAAACTTTATCTGAAAGTTCCGTTAATTTTTTAGTCAAAATAAGATTTTTTGCTTCAAGCATAATATTATCATTAACTAAAGAAGAGACCTTGCTTTGATAAACTGAAAGCAAGGTCTGTCCGTCAAGTTGAATTTCTTCCATTCACATAATCATAACTAAATCTATTTATCAATATGTTCCGCCGTCGATAATTACGTTGATTACGTTCTTACTTGAATCAACAACCTCATTAGTATCAGTGCTTGGGTCTCCAATATATAAAGCACCAACGGCAAAGTTAGCAAATGAGCTAACCGCAATCGATGGGTCTGCATTACCAGATCCTGCAGTTTCAGTGATCTCAGCAGCAGCAACTAAAGCAATATTATCTAACCAAACAAGAGCAGATTTCTTTGCGGATGAATCGGTATGATAATTAAATGCAATAGCACTATCCCAAGTTGTATTTGCTGTTGGAGCAGCACCATTAACTAAACCTAATTCAATAACTCTATCTTCAACTAGAAGTTGATTTGTATTTACAGTTGTAGTAGTTCCAGAAACGGTGAGATCACCATCAACAACCAGATTATTCTTAACGGTTGTAGTACCTGATGCAGCACCAATATCAATAGTAGTAGCAGCACCACCAAAATTAATTGTTGTTGCGGTAGTATCTAATAGACTAAATGTTGTATCGTCTGTTGATAGAGTTGCTCCATTGACGGCAAGTGTTCCTGTGACAGTTACGTTATCAGGAAGACCAACTGTAAATGTTTGATCTACTAAAGCAACATCAACTTCAGATGCGGTGCCTTGAATTGTAAGTGTTTGGGATGTGGTTACTGTACTAGTAGTAGTACCATCACTCAAACCAGTTTCTACATCAACATTACCAATAGAGGTATCAACATAATCAATAACTGCCGCAGTTGTTGGTAGTGAAGTATCATTATCACTTGAAGCTAAACCTTCCGTTTCAGTTACGATTGCAGTACCTGCAAAATCAGCAACTTCTACGTTTGAGAGTGAGTTACCACTTGCGTTCGCATCAAATGTCTTGTTAGTGAAGGTATCTGTGGTTGCTTTACCAACCAGAGTATCAGTTGCTGCTGGGAGAGTTAGTGTTCCTGAAGCAGTTGCTGATGCTGCTAGTACAGTGGTTCCAGATGAAGAACCATTGTATGTAATACCACCAGCAGTGCTGATTGCACCGTCTAGAGTTTTATTACTTAAAGTTTGTGTATGTGCTTCAAATACAAAAGTATCATTAGCAGTTAGAACTGGTAGGGTTACTGTTCTATCAGCACCAAGGTCTCCCGAAGCAAAGATGTACTGGTGATCCGCAGCACTATCGTTAATCTGTGGAGTAGTTAATACTGGGGATGTTAGTGTTTTATTAGTAAGAGTTTGTACGCCATCATTAGTGGTAACAGTGTTATCAATATCAATCGTCAGTTCATTATTTGCAGCTGAATATGATGTAGCAATACCAGTACCACCAACAAAATCAACTGTGAGACCAGTTGTGATACTCTCTGTATCTCCAGTATCAGCTTGAATAGTCCATCCAGTGTATCCAGAAGTTTGTGCTACCCAGGAAGTATTTCCTGAACCATCTGTCTGTAAAACAAATCCACTAGTACCACCGCTATTTGGCAGAGTGAAGTTATAGGAAGCAGCAAGAGCAGGAACTTGAATAGTTACAGCATCTGTTCCTGAACCAGTTTCTTCTAGTAGAATAATACCAGCAGACGTACCAGCAGTAGTCTCTCTTAAAATTGCGGTTGCTGCCGAAGTTGCTGATGCACTAGCAACAGCAGTACCTGCTCCGCTACCAGTCCCACCAGCATCTCCAAGATATAAAATCTTTGCTGTGGTATCATATGCTGGTTCTGCAGCATAAAAAATACTTCCGGGAGTTGTAGTTCCCTTTTTAAATTGTAGAATTGGTGCTGCCATCTATTTGACCCTATAGACAATACTTCTAGTACTATTTAGTAAGTTCCATAATCTATAACATCATCATCCACGCCATCAGCACGATCTACCACTTCAAATGCTGGTACATATTCGTGCTTTTGTGTAGTAGCATTCCAAATTAGAACATAATTATCTGCTCTATTTGTTGCATCTACATCATCTAGATTTGCTAGATTTGCTTCTAGAGTGGTTGGTGCCTCATCTACATCAACAATCTTTCTTCTCTCAGTTCTAGGAAAGGTCACATTATACTTACTAGTACTACTGAGTGTGACTTGATACTTACTCATAGAACTCCTGGATTAACAGTTAGAACTCCTTCAAATACTTTATCTTTTGACCCACCACCTGATGTGATGAACACATTATAGACATAACGACCAGCCTTCAAACTTGCTGTTGATGGTTGGTTTGTTCCTACAACTGTGATGTTTCTAGATAAAGACAAAGCAATCAGTCCCTGAGTTGGATTTGCACCAGACCCAGAGACATCAAAACTATACTTTGGTTTGCTTGAGGTAAAACTTCTAGCGAAGTATGCCTCAATGGTATGGGAAGACAAATCAATGTAATCCCCGTTCTCATCACGGAGATTAAACTCTACACTAAAATCTGCTCCCTGTTCTACGGTCAGATTAATTGGTACTGCAGTTGCCATAGAAAATATACCCTTCCCAAACTATTTAGGAAGGGTGGATATTACTCTGCTGGAGGTTCAGGAAGTTCTCCTTTATCCAATAGGTCTAGAGTTTCCAACCCCCCAATAAGTTTTGTCCTAAATTCTCTAGCACGTTCTAGATCACTTTCTATTCCTTCTAGAGTATCGTTAATTTTTTTCAGTTGCGCTTCAAAATTCTCACGCAGTTTAGATGTTTCCATAGTTTGATCAAGCAATTTTAAATAACCATTCAGCAAATGTTTTGCCTAGAATTCTACCGAACTCACTGGTATATTTAGGGAAGACTGAAACACTATCTGGTCTGGCAAACCCTACATATCCATTTACAACACCAACATTAGGTTTATCTAATGTAATTTGTGTTCCAGCAACAGATACTATTACTGCACCTGGAGCAATACCTTCACCATATACACCAATACCAGATGGATCGCCAATAGGACTACCCTCATCATCGTATATTGCATCAGTTAAATTTGAACTAATATCAGTAGAAGTTGTAATAGTAGTTGAGTTAAATGATCCAGTCGCTAAAGAACTAAATCCTAACTGGAAGAATATTGCACCTCCAGTTTCTTTAGCAAGACTAACATGATCCCATCCAAAAGTATCTCCAGTTAATTGAATTTCTCCGGAAAAAGCTGTATCCTCATTTAAAATTTCTGTTGGGTTGCCAGGATCAAACTGTGCAAAAACTGGAGATACTGATCCACCAGATCCTGCATTTGTATCTGGGAATATCTTGATAGTCTGATCTGTAAAATCAATAAGTAAATCATTATCAACTGATATTACAAATCCACCAAATGTCGAAACAGTTACATCAGTAATTAAAGTTCCTGCAGGGAATATATTTCCAGATCCCCCAATCGTTTCAATTTCTGCACCAACTTTAGGAGATTCTCCAACAGGAGTTACACCAGTTACACGAATTGATCTTCCGCCAGCTAAGTTATCACTGAAAGTATAATTTGTGGAACTTAATGTATTTGTTAGTGGAATATCTAAAGTTGCATAATAGTAAAATGGTGTTTCTGATGGGTCATCGACACCACTATTATACAAACTTTCTACTCTGATCGTATTGGACGCAATACCAGTACCATTTACATATTGTCCTGGTGCCAAGTCATTTAAATTAGTTACATCAAGAGCAATAGCATAACTACCAGCAACTCCGGTTGTAAATGTGAAATCTGCACCACCTCCACCTTGTCCAGATGATAATACATAGATATTTCCGCCAGCATCAACTAGTCCTATTTCCCCAGTAGATGCAATAAAATTATCAACATATGCTGGTCCATTAGCACCAGTATCAATACCAGTACCAGTGACGTTCATGCCCCTAACAATACCTTCATTTGCTCTAGTTCTTCCACCACCTCCACGGATTGTTAATACACTACCATTTGCAGTAGAATTGCATCGTTTGACTACTGTTGCTGGAGCTGCTCCCCCAGTAGAAATATTAATAGATTGCTCATCATTGATTAAATCTGGACCAGCTGATAGTGGTGGTATCTGGAAAGTAAATATGGTTTGGGATATAGGTTCCTCTACTAGTGTCTTCACACCATTGTAATCTTCTGAAGTTACGCCGCTAATACTAATCGTATCTCCATTTGACAAATTATGAGGACTCGCTCCACTAACTTCTATAATTGCATTTTCTGTAGTCTTATCATAAGTTGCACTTACAATATCTAGAGACCAGGATATTGGAGTTCCACTTCTATTTGGTGATAACTGAAGTGTCAAATAATTTGGATTATTATTTACATCTTTATCAACTGTTACTAGATAATAAGTTGTTGATGAATTTACTCCGGGGAATCCTTTCAGATTTACCAACTTAACAAGGTCCTGTGACACTCCACCATCGGGACCAAAATATGTATCTGTAATTGGATTGGATCCAACATCAATTTGTTTATCCACCGTACCAGTTGCGCCCAACGCATCTAGTGGAGCATTGTTGTTGGGAAGTGTTCTACCATCTCTGTAAATTGCATATCTAAATTTTGTCGTACTGATTACATTAGTAACTATATCCGGAGCAGCGTTACCAGATGTTGGGGTTTCATAATCACCAGCAGATCCAGCCCCAGTACCTGGAACTCCACCAGTAATGTTCAGTACAAATCTATTTCCAGCAAACATTCCATGAGGTGTTGATGTAGTAACCTCATATTCTACTGTTTCTGGAATAACAACTATACTATTAATGCCATCTAAATTAGTTTGCTTGTCTGTAATTACAATTTCATTTGATGATGTGATATAAAAATAATGCTTATCACCATCCTGAACTTGGAGGTTGTCATTTGATATTTGTCTAAAATTAATATCTCTCACCAGGAAATCTTTTGTTTTGTCTGGAGGAATTCCATCCTGCTCTGTATCTGTTGTATTAACAAATACAATTCTGTAAAAATCTTTTGTATATACTCCACCCAAAACTTTAATATAGGGGTTAGTTACCTCTCCAGTTCCCGCAATAACAGTTCCTATATTTCCGGATAAAGTTTTTGCGAATGCAAATTGAGTAGTTGGATCTGTTAAAACCGCATTGGTTGTTAAATCAACAGTTGCTTTTCCTGTGTTATAATCAAAAGGTCTGGTCCCTACAATTCCACTAACTCTAATCTCATCGCCATTTGATAGTCCATGTGGTTCTGATGTGGTTACAACAATTCGATTTACATCACCCACAGCATTAGAAACAAATCTGAGATATGGATATACTGGATCATTACTTGGTGTATTTAAATTTAGATATAATTTATTTGAATAAACTGCAAACGTATCATTAATAACATCTGGAGATACGTTAATTACCTGACCACCGGTAGAATAAATTCCCGGATCTGCAAGTTGATCGTATTTTAATGTTGTATTGCCAACTACCTGTGCAACTTTCCTTCCATTAAAACTTCCTTCTGGATTTCCAGTAGCAGTAATATCTTTAACGACAATATCGACGGTAGTTCTTCCTAATGGAGGAACAAATCCGTGAGGAGTTGTTGTCACTAAAGTTACATTTGAGTTATTAATAATTTCTCTAACTTCAATAATTAAATCATTTGTTGTTCCCAATACTTCATAAGTCGCCTGCGTAGTAGCAGCAATTCCGGATATGATACCCGTATCTCCAATTTCATATCCATTTCCTGGGTTATTAACTTTTAAAGTTAATATATCTAATTCCCCACTAGTTGTTGTAGAAAAATCAAAAGTTAAATTTCCATCACCGGTTCCTGTCGAAACTGTTGTGCTTACACCCACATAATCTTGATCAGTCGGATATCCTGATCCATTTTCAGTTCCTCCTGCTCCGGTTAATGCGAAGCGCACAAATCTCGAACCACCAAGATCATATCCGGGAATTGTTATGATTTCTGATACTTGGAAATCTCCACCCGGATCAAATAATTCAACATTATAAAGACCAGTTACTGTTTGGGTAACTATAAATGCAGCTCCTGTACCTTCAAAACTACCAGCAATATTAGATACTGTAAATGACTGAGTTCCTATCACAGAAACTCCAGTAAATACAAATCCTAGCTCAGCAATTTCAGTTTCTCTATTCCAAACGGCACTCAAAACATTTACTGGTGGATTAGTAATTTCTGATGGAGTTAAAATATCTCCCTTACTGTATCCATATCCAGTAAAAGTAACACTGACATCTGTTGCTCCTTTTCCTGGTTGCTCAGTTTCCAATGCAGTAAATTGTGCATCCGTAATTGAAATATCCTTGAAGTTATTAGTTTGTTTTACAAATACATTAATTTGTTTGTCATTTCTTGGGAAACAAAATGCTACAGTTGCGTTATTGATATTACTTACAATTTCCTTACTTAAAGTAACATCATAATTAGGATTATTATCAACAATAGTATTAGAAGTTACTTGAGTTTTTGATGCAAGTGTATCGGGATTTGACCAAGTATCATTTTCATTTGCCTCAAAAAAATTATCATTTGCTGATAAATTATCTGGGTCTATAATTTCAATAGTCCAATTATCAGTTCCCCAATCATCAATATTTTTTAATAGAACATTTGCTGCTACTCCCAAAGATCCTCCTGTTGGAGGTTGTATAGTGACTATATCACCTGGAGTGTATCCGGTTCCCCTATAAGATGGAGTTGCTGGAATCGTATATGGTGTTTTACTTAAAGACGCACTCACTACAACCCCGCTATCAACTTCTATATCAAGTTTTAGTCCTGATCCTGTACCGCCACTTACATCTACAGCATCAGCAAAGAATGTTGTTTCAGCAGAAGCATTTTGATATCCAGTTCCTCCGGATTGAAGTTCAGTAAAATCTCTACCAAGATCTCTCCCTTCATCCTCAAAAAATTTAACATTTGTGATAGTAGCACCAAATCCAGCGGATGTTGTTACATCTGCTGTGTATTCTATAGGATAGAATATGATTGGAATTTCTTCTCCTGGAGTTACCTCAGCCTCTGTAGTTGTTCCTGGATCCAGTAGATCATTTGGAGTTCCTTTTGAAATATCTCTTATAGTTATAAATGCTTCCCCTGGAGCAATATTTGTTGTCTTAACTCTAAATTTTATATCTCTTAAACCATCTACTGGATATGCAAAATATGGTATGCCAAAAGCATCAGTAATTGGAAGATCCACAAAGAAATCTCCAACTGGATACGAGGAGAAGTACTGTAATGTTCCTGTAGTTTCTGATATTCTTAAAGTAACTAAAATTTCTTTTCTATCAAGTCCTGTACCAACCCCAGGTGGTTCAGATAATTCAAACTCCGTTGGAGTTGCAGAAATAGTTCTAGTATCATTTACACTAGTTGGATTAACATAATTAAACGTAGATTTTCTATAGAAACCTGTCGGAACATTTAATAATGAAGTCACATTGAGAACATATCCCAACTCATCAAAGTTTGTAATTGGAATTATTGTTCCAACATTATTTGGATATAAAAAATAGAAATTTTTGCTATCAACAACTACAATGTCTCGTAATCCTTCTAGTTCTGCTGCACCAACCGCAACAATATTTTTTAATCTAATTCTTAACTCATCTAAAGGGTTGCCAAGTTGATGATCATAGTAAGTAGTTATTCTCACAGATCCTACGGGATCTCCAACTGCGTTATATTGAACTTGTGAAATTGGAACTCCAATTCTGGCAGTCACCACTTCGCCTTTTAATGGTGTGAATCCTCTGGGATCTCCTTTGATTCCATCTGTACTGTCTTTTCTAAAAGTCTGAATTTCATTCTGACAAATTTCATTATTCTCTCTTGCGAAGGATCCACCAATTACTCCAATCCAGTATCCACCCGCATTATTGACTGTCTCTATAGTATCCAAAACTGAATTACTTGGAGTTGAAGATCCTCTACTTCCTCTACTGGAAGATCCAGTTACACCTTGAGAATCCGTTGCTGAAATATAAAGTAAAGCTGCTCTACCTGTGCTGGTATAATCACCACCAATTCCAACACCCCTCTGAATTCCTAAAGTTTTGATTAAATTATTAAATGTGTCTTCTTGTGAAAATACATCATCAGAACCAATAAGTTGTAGAGTAGTTCCTGTATCAACACTTCCGCCAATGTATAGAGTTTGAACTCCATCCGGTTCTAAGTTTTGATCCCACCCATCTAATGTTCCGGTTGGATTGTATGATGCCCAAAAATACTTTAATCTGGCATCACCATAGACGTAATAATTTGTAGGTAGTTTTACAACTTGTGATTCTATGACCGCACCAGCATTTAAAAAACATTGGGGAGATCCAGCAGCAGCTGTAGTACCGATAGGCAATACAATATCATTCTGTGGATTCCTTAATTCGGTAATTACAGTTACTCCAGATTGATCACTCGTAAAAGTATTAGATGCAATAATCTGATTTGCTACTCTATTATACACAGATATTATGGTCCCTGTAGGAATCCCTGGTCCAGTTATCGTTTGTCCAACAGCAAATGTTCCGGAAGTTGTTGTCAAATTTAAATCAATAACATTAGACCCATTATTATATGAAGCTCCTTGGATCGATCCTCTTAAAGTTTCTGTTAATAATAACTCATTTGTTATCTTATAAAATTTTCCTGGTATTTGGAATGTATCTCCAGCAAGAGGATCTGTTGTTGTTATATATGTTATGGAAGTACTAGTAACGTTAGTTAAAACATAAGTTCCATTAAGTGATGTTGATGTTCCATTTGTGGTAAGTTGGTTATCAAGAATTACAACACTGTCGCCAATTTGTATATTATTTCCTGTGCTTGTTGCCTGAGTAAAAGCTTGCAGATTTTCTCTGCTATCTGTGTTTAGTACAACAGTCCATGTACTATCTCCATTGTCCGTAATACTTTGAACGCTATCAATAAGAATGTTTTTTTCCCTTACAATTCCATATATTCTATATTGTTTTCCTTGAGATTGCCCATCTAGTGTTCCAAATGGCAGTGCATTTGATTCAAACTCTAGTATATCATCTTTGTTAAATGTTCCATTTGTGGGATCAATTGGATTTTGAAATTTTGATACAATCAAATTTCTCTGTACAATTCTTTGACCCTCACTCATCGTAGTGAAAGCAAATTTATTAGACTGGTTTGGGTTGAATTCATCAGTATCAACCCTACCAATCTGATTTTCTATCAGTGCGTCATTAAAACTAGTGACAACAGTATTGTCTGCCAACCAACCTTGAAATGGTTCAGTACCGACAGCATCATCTGTAGCAAAAATTGCATTGATTTTTAATGCACCTCTAAGAGTAGTGTTTGGATTTCTACTCCGTATAAAATTAAATGGAACTGCCATTGTTTATTCCGAATCTAATGTGCTAACCGAATATATAATTTTTCCGTCAGTTATGTAATAACTAACTACAAATTCTGTACCTCTAATATAATTAACTGCATTGCCAAATTCTTGATCGATGCTAGTCCAAGTGTTATCAATTGGTTTCCAGATATTTGTTGGGGCAACAAATGCCGCATTCACTGCTGTTGGGAAAGTAACAAAAATTTGTCCTGCCCTGCCATTATATGTTGCTAGGTTTGTATTATTTACCTCATCTATAGGAGATCCTAAAGGAATACCCAATGTGTCATTAGTAGCATCATACCATCTTTCGTCAATCGGATTAATACCAGTTACTCTGAAATTAACAGATTTAGTCAATGTATCATTAATATCCACATCACCAACATTAGTTGAGTTATTATATGTAGTTTCTGGTTTATAATTAACTACCCAATCAACAGGGGTAGAAGGAATGAGCGAATTGACATTTGCCCAATCCGAAAGGTCTGTTGGTGAAATAAATGAATCTGCGAGAGCTTTATATTCAACACTTGCTGAATCATTGTTGAACCAATTAATAGGTGCCCTACGAGTAAATCCAAATTTGTCTTGTCTAGCAACTGGGAAATTTTCTTCATTTTCAAACACATTGTTCGAAATGCTAATCTTATTGTTGATCTTCAGAGTTCCTGCAGTTAAGATAGAAGATTCAATGTTGGATGACTTGAAGGAGTTTCTTTGTGCTTCTTGAATTGCCTGAAGTTCGTTTGTAAGAACTGCAGAGAAGGAAGATGGATTAAATGAAGCAGTAGAACTATTGGATGCAAGAGAGTCTAGATTAGTATAATCAATGAGTCTATTTTCAGCAGATGTTTTAACCCTTGGGAAGTTAAGTGTATTACTTTGATTTCCTTTTGCGTCAATAATTTGGTTTCCAATATAGAAATCACCAACCGAGTTTGTACCAGAAGAAGCAACAAATCCACCACCTCTTTCTGAAGTTTGTGAATTAATTGTTTCTTGTTGAGTTAGAGTAATGTCTTGGAATTGTGGTAAAGCAGTTGAGTAGTTACCTGGACCAAATCCCACATATTCCCAAGTATGAGAAGAAGCGCGGATGATAGATGGTCTATAGAACGAGACAGGAATTGCTTTGTTAAAAGTAATGCATCTGTCTGTAAAAATGGGAACATTTTGTGCGGTAAATTCTAGGACGGCGGACTTGGAAACTCCATATTCATTTCTTGTATCTCCAGTTCCATATGGTGCTTGCATCTCAGTGTCTGTGACTGTTGTTACGCCAGCACCAAACACAGATTGCAAATCAATTTCTGCAAAGGTTCTGCCAGCGTATCCATTGGCATTGAGAATTTCATTTAGAACTTTCTTTGTGGATTCAGCAGTAATTGAATACTGACTGATTCTTTCATACCCATCAGCGAGTAGTGTGTTATCTCTAATGACGGTGTTGCCAACATCTTTTCTATATACGGTAACTGATGGTTTTGGATTCCACTTTGGATTGTCCAAATCAGTTTCTGGGTATAGATAATTAATATTTTGATTGTATCCAATACCCTCAAGTAATACTTCTTTTGTATTATAAGAAGCCTTAGTTGGTTCTGCATAAACTACAGCACTCTTGTACCAAAGTATATTATCAGAAATGGGGGAGGTAAAATTGACATCTAACTGATACTCGATTGTATCATTTGGTGCGCCAGTGGTAATATCACCAGCAGTGATTACAATTTCTTCTCCATTAAATGCGGGATTTTGTCCGCCAAATATTCTGATTGTTTCATTTGGTTGAATGGCTCCAGTTGGGACTTCAAAAGTTGCTGTCTGTGGAATGACTCCAGAACTTACTACTGCTTGATTTGCATTCAAAATATCACTGAATATTGTATAAAGAACGTCAATAGCAGAACGAACGCTGTCACACTTACTATCCGTAGATTGATCGTAGTCAATAATAACTGAATTATCAAACACTGGTTTTGTTGTGTATGCGGTGGCATCATTCCAGTCTGGACCCATACCAGTATTCATGACAAATTTTATGACCAATTCTGTATTAGAAGCTCTATTAGATGCTATCCTGGTATCTCTATCTTGAGTATCATATACAGTAATTGTAAATGCAGATCTATCAATCTCACCAACATATCCAAGAACTTGACCAACCCCACCAACACCATTACTTAGTGACGCCTCGGCAGTTGCGTAGGATGCAGCATCTGATGGCAAATTAGATCCAGTTGCCTCATATATTGCCATACCTTCAACAATACCATCCATTTCGGAAGCATTTGCAAATGCGTATGTAGATGATGAGGGAGAACTGGATGCCTGTACATAGAACTGCCAGTTTCTCATAGCAGCAATTGCTAGATGCTTTGCATATCCAAATGTTGCTAATGTTTGTGGTAGTTCTGTTTCAATAAATTGTTGGGTTCCCGCAGAGAAATAATATTGTGCTGTATTGATTATATTGTTATTTCCACCCAAACGCAAATCTTTGATAAGTGCATTTAGAAGGTAACCAACATCACGCTTACATCTATCATTATCTGGATTTACAAATCCAGCAAACTGCTGCCCCGTTTGAGACTCAGCAATTAAATAACCAGCCGCTTCTTCTTGAATGAACAGTCTATTCTTTTCAATTAGATCTGAACCATCTTGCTTGAGATGATTAATTTCATCCGGAATACCATCACCATCTAGTTCCTCTAGACCGATGAGACGCTGTTTTCCATATACAATTTTCTTAGTATTATTTTCGATAACACCATTTACAAGTTCCTCATAGACATTGGCATCTAGTAACGTCAGTAGATAGTAACCATCTCTAACATTATATTCATACTCAACAACTGGTTCTACTTTCTGTACATAGAATGCCTTTGGATAAGTAGTAACAGATTCCCTTACAATAACAACAGTACCGCCAGGCAGTGTTAATCTATCTCCATCACTATATCCACTACCTCCAGTTTTAACGATTACTTCTGTAGCAGTAACGTCAAATGTGGCACCTGATGGCACTAAATTGTCTGCGCCTATGGAGTCTATATTATCAATTTGATCGTAATTCACATAAGCATCAGATCCACCTCTACGAACAGACTTGAAAAATTCTTGTGCATCTGGTGCAACATCTGTTTGGGGCGAACCTAAAGATACCACTTCAACAGATCTGATCAGACCAATCTTTGCTGAATCATACACAAATGGATAGTCCATAGTGTCATCATCATATGATAGTGCTGGATCTTTAATGTGTAAGATGAATTTTACTTCTGGTGCTCTAAGTTTAATATTATTATATCCATCTTTAGGAATTTTACAAATTGCTCTCCAAATTAGTTCGCTATTGCCATTCGATGCTCTCGAATCTTGAATTCTCTTAACATAGAGAGATGAGACAATGTTGTCATTAAATTCGAAAGAGTCTCTAATGTTGTCGAGAGTATTTGAACCATCTGTATCAACTCTCTGTGTAATTCTTCTTAGTAAAGATAACGTTACGTTATCTACCGCATCCCCAACTGGATAGTTAAACGTATTTTCTTCTAATGAAACAGATTCATCATATGGTGTATAATCAACTCCCAACGCACTACCTTGTAGGTATCCAGCTTCCTTAAGTGAGGAGGCACCATAAAGTTGGTTTGCTCTTGTTACTAGATTATTTGGGTCATTTGGATCAATTTGAAATTCTACGGAATCGTATTGTGGTAGGAAAGGTGTTCCAGTTCCAGTATCAACAAATATTCTATCATCAAATGATAAATTAGATCCAGATTTAGTCCAACCAGTAGTATAGTCCTGCTGCGCTGCACCAATTACATAATCAAAAGGATACACTGCTAGAATTTGACCGGATCCATTAACAATGTTTCCAATCGTAGCTTTGATAGGTATAGTTTTGGATTCTGATATTCTTTGAATTGTGGATCCACCACCAACTTGATTCCAAGTTGTTGGTAATGATGCTCCGTCAGGAACAGAAATTACAACACTAGAAAGTGGGTTGTCTCTATCTAATACTTTATATGTTCCATCCAAAGAGGCACCGCCCCCAGCAGTAGTTGAAACATTATTAATAGTAATCTCGTTTCCTTTGAAGAATGGATGCTCTGGTTTGTCAGCTGGATTTGTTAAATTAATTCTAAATGTTCCATCTGTAAGATTAGTTACACTAGTGATATCCCTACTGAATACCAATCCAGATCTTGTAGTAGCAGTTGCATTATTAACAGTTGTACTAGCGGAATAACCATCAAATGTTTCGCCATTGTTTGTGTAAGCAAAAGAACCTGGAATACCTACAATACTTGTTATACCATTAACTCTTTCATCATCAACTAGAAGAACTAATCTTCCATAGTATTCTCCATCAATAGTTCTTGCAAATTCCCATCCATAGTATCTTCTCTTTGGTGTGGTGCCATCATCATTATAATTTAATGTGGAAATAGTGGCACCACCAACTGATGTTATAGTAACAGTAAAATCATTATTATTATCTGAACCACCAAGTTTTACTCCAGGGAATTTAATTAAATTGAATCCCGCATCTGCGCTAAAACCGGAACCTCCAAGGATTCTAATTTTACGAAAAACTGTAGATGGGATTCCAGCAACAGTACCAATACTAAACGATCCAAGATTTTCCCAAGGTGTATCCCCTGAAGTTTCTCTTAGACTAAATGAATATTCTGCATCAAAACCTCCACTGGCAATAGTATAATCTACATCTTCAATTGAATCGTATGTTTCAAGTTCGTTAGTTTCAATAAATACCTGATTCCTTAAAGTTGCATCTGTGCAATAAATTCTTAATTCTTCAGTATTTGCGGGGGTTACACTATCAACAAAATTAACCTTAAAATCTCCAGCAGAACCCCTACCAATATCAGTTCCACTTGAAGGTGTTTCAGTTACAAAAATGGTTATGTTATTTCCGGGAGTTGCATCCTCTGGTTCCCCATCAATACCACCAAGCAGGGATCCTGGGATAGTAAAACTATCCCCTACATTATAAGTAACACCAGTGTTTATAATTCTAACCGCATATTCTGTACTGGAAGCACATCTTAGGATTTCGAATTGAGCTCCAGCACCATTGTTATTTGAAGGATCATTTACCTGCACTCCGTTTGCATATGTAACTGCATTATATGTGTATTGTACCTGATCACCAGTAGCAGCTACAGTTGCTACATAAGAGACATTTTCTGTTGGTAAAGTTGGAGATACAGCAACACCTTTAACTGCAATACCAGCAATAGGACCTTCTGCGGGAACAATCTTATATGTTGATAAGTTATTACCAACAATAATTTTTAGTCTAATACTAGATCTAATTGTTGGGGATCCTGTAGTTGGATTGCCAAAATGTGTAGCACCTGTTGATAGATTGGTCAATGTGCCAGCATCAACAAATCCTGGATCTCCCGGTTGATCTGTATTTGATCCCGCAAGAACAACAAAGTTTTTCAGAGAAGTTCTAATAGCTGCTGGACCAGGAGCTGTTCCTGTTAGTGAAGGATTTTCGCCGGTAATTTTTCCCTCACTGTATTCAGGTCTTGGATCATAAACGTCGGGAGAACCACCAATATAATTAATTTCTCTTAATCTTGCAGCAAATGTTGATAAAGTAGAATCATCGAAGTTCTTTGGTAAATTTGCGTAAATTGCTTCTGGGTATCCATCGCTGTATGTTCTCTTACCCATCAGATAATTTACATCATCTAATATAAGTTCTGCTTGTGGAGTTGATGTTCCTGGTACTAAAGAATAGTATTCTGGAATTCGTCCTTCTTTGATTAAAGATTCTCCACCAACCTTTACATAAATTTTTCTAAATCCAGCGGGACTAGCTTTCTCTGCCGCATCATACTTAGCTAAAGTAGTTCCATAATCAATATTGTAAATATTAACAGAACTTTCTTCATTGGGATCGAGTCCTCTTGGTGGAACTAATCCAGTAATAAATGCCCCATTGTCTTGCTTGAATACTTCAGTTCTGTGATTAACAGCAATTAAAGATTGATTACCGAAGTTTGAGTTAGAGTTTGTAATTGAATGGTCTGCACCAGTTTCTACTGTGAAGTGATCCGCTTGTCCCACAGCAAACACAGATACAATCTGTAAGAAGGAATCGTTTCTGGACTTAATGTGGAAATGTCTCCAATCTTCTCTATACTCAGAAAGGGAGTTTGAATGTCTCTCGTCAGGATTCTCTATCTGATCTGTTGTGACACCGTTTAGAATAAACGCTCTATCATCCCTCTGTAGGGAGATTCCAGTGTATTGCGCCAACACCATGGAGCGAAGACCTGTAGATTGAGCACCATCGCTCAGAAGACCACAGAGACCCCACACAGAGCGTAGTGAGATGTTAAACACATATGGAGATGCTGAAGCAACAGTATCAGAGAGGTACTTGTTTTGAACGAAACCAACGATTCTGTTCTCTTCAATTCTCTGGTTGTAGTCCTCTTCACCAGTAGGTCCAGTTCCTGCCCCCACTGGAACTGCTGGAGATCCATCAATAATAGATTGAATTGTGTCAATTAGAATATTCCATAGAACATTAATAGAAGATACAACATTCGCACAGTTTGCTGGATCCGTATTATCATCCAAATCATAACCAGTGCCAGAAACTGTAGTATCTGGAGAAATGCTAAAGTCGTAAGACTGAGAACTGACAGTAACTCCTGCTGCTTGGGCGGTTGTGCTAGATGCCGCTGTGGATAGAGGCACAGTAAAATTAGCATCATATGCAGCAAGTGCAGCAGCAACTAAACCGTCTTGATCAGCAAGAATATCATAGTTTCTAATTGCAAATTGCGACAGAATATTTGCCACCGCAAATACATCTACTGTCTCTTCTCTTTCCTGACCAGATAGTAAAGGACTGTCGATGTAAATTTGTGCAGCTGCAGCAACTCGATTGTTACCACCATGAGATAAATTATATCCAAGTTCTACTAGAATATCTGCAACGTCATCTACACAAGCAGTACCAAATGTTCCAGTTCCTGCTCCTGGTGGAGTGTTGCCGACGTACTCATCAAACTGATTTACTCCACCAGGAGTTCCATCAGCAATCGCTTTTTCGACAACATAAGATACTGCAAGTTCTGCAATAAATCTTTTGTTTGCTAACAGTAGATTCTCTGCATCGTAGAATCTTTGTCCTGGTGGGGAAGTAGTTTCATCTAATCTACTATACTTATCAATTTTTCTGTAGTAATCTTCTAACTGCTCGTAGTTTGCATATTCAAAAGCGGTTAGTTTATGATGACTCCCATTTGCATTGGGTGTAAATTCGAGAAGAGCATCCTTGATTGTAAATTGCCAGATGTAACAAGCACCTGTCAGTCTGAACATAGAAGATCTGCCAACAGAATCATCTGCGGGATCTGGAACATACTTTGGTCTAATCAAAGTTTTGCGAAGGTCTAAACCTACAATAGAAGTACCTCTAGGTACAATAAGTCCGCCTTGAGGTGGATTAAACTTGTATAATTCATTTGCTACAGAAGAAGATGTAGCATATGCTTCATTGGGTTGAGTTTTTATCTCTTCTGAAATATCTGCTGCTGTAAAAGCATTTCCTAATTCATTAACACCAGGTCTGTTGTCAATAATATATTCACCAGGAAACAGAAGAATTGTGAAATTTTCAAATAAGTCGGATCCAGATTCTCCCTGCTCAGTTCCTTCTCCGGGTGCAACATAACTTCTTTTCGACGCTTCAATTAATGCCCTTTCAATTGACTTGAATGGTTTGTTAATATTACTACCATCATTTGTTGGTAGGTCAGAAGCATTCTCGTCATTTGCACTAACATACAAGATTTTTTTGTTGTTAGTTACATTAATACTAGCTCCAGTATCTATTGCTGTTGCTAACTGAATTAATGATTCTTCGTTAAGAGCAATTCTTGCTTTCTCTTCTAATTTAATTAGATTTTTTTGGATATCAACCGGAGGACTTGTAGCAGCAGTTCTTAATCTACCTGTAACTCTTGCAGTTCTAGATTGAGAGTGAGCATCTACATCAGTATTAACGTTAAAAACATACTGACCAGTTCCATCTGGATCAGCGTTTCTGTTTCTAACATCACCCTTTATATTTGCCGCTCTAAGTTCTTTCTTATTTGGGTTATAACTTAATCTATCTTCTGTATCTCCATTACCAAAGTCATACTTAACACGGGAATAATCTAAACCTTGTGGATTAACGGCGTTTGGTTTGTCGAAAGATGCTTGATCTTTAAAGGAACCAGTATCCGCAAAAAGAAGTCTTTGATCTTGTGTGTATTGAGGTTGTCCGTCATTAATTTCATCAATAAAAATATCATCGACGGGAGATTCGATAACTTCGTTGATAGCATCTACAAGATTAGCACGACCAGAAACTGACAGATTAGTAGTATCTAACTGGGCTCTATCTCCAGTATCATCAGCAAGTAGGTTGATTTCCTCACGCTGCTGCTCAAAGGTAAATGATCTTTTTACTTCTCTTTTAGCCATGTCGTTTTATATGCTCCAGTAACAGAAGTTTAAGTTCCCGTATTTCTTCCTTCAAACTATTTATGTCATCCGACGTTGAATCAAAATGCTTTTTTATTGTGTTGCGGCTTGGTTTTTTGGTGGTAAATATAGCACCAGTATTTGGGTCACGATATAAATTATCGTGACCTTCTACTTTATAATAATCCATTATGAAGAAGCAACTATTCTTATATCTTGTAGTTTTGGAGTGAAGACTGGAGTATCTGTTTTCAATATAACTTTTACTTGATATCTTGTGTATTCAGGTAAATCGTTTGTATAGTATTTTAGTTCCTGGTAATCTTCTCTAGTTTCAAGAACTCCAGAAACACTATCTTTCTTGGAGAATCTTGCTGTAGATAGATCTAAATCTAAATACTCCCACTTAATTGAAGAGAGTGATTCTTGAGCATCAGAATCTAAAATTCTATACATGACAATTATATCCGATGCGGATCTGCTATTTGCTGTCAGTCTTACATCCAGACTTGTTGCTGGAACATTTAATGAGACTTCCTTAGTTAAATATTTTGCAGATGAAGAAGTATCCGTAATTTCAATATCTCCTTTGTAATCAACACCGTTAGTAAAGTCTATTGACTTCACTCTAATTTGTCCTGGAATTCCATAGGAAATGTAATCATTCACTCGGAATATATCTTTCTGTTGTTCTGATAAAGATGATGCTCTTCCATATTCAGTATTTGGTTCGGAAGCACTAACAAAATTATCATTAATCGGTTGCTTCTCAACTTGTAAAGTAAGTAGTCCGGATATGGAATCCCAAACAACAACAGTTCCATCAATTATAGTTTCGTACTCAATACCTGCATCAATACTATATGCAATAACTTTATCACCAATATCAAAAGATGGTACTAGTCTGGAAGTAGGAGATTCTATGGAAATATAAACGGATGGTACATTATATGCAACATCAACTCACCATGTTAATAGCTCACCAGATTCAAAAATACCGTTATTTAGCATTCTAACTGTAAGAGTGCTGCCATTTACTTGAATAATTCTTCCTTCTGCTCCAGAATTTACACCAACAATAGACTGATTATTAGATATTGCGCTAGCACCAACTATAGACATAGTATATACAGGCCAGAACTCAAGAACTTCATATCTCTTTCCATATCTATCTTCTTTTCCGGAACCATTTTCAACTCTTGTTGAATATGTTTTGACAGTACAGTTATTTAAATCCACAACGGGAGTTAAGTAATCTACTTGAGAAGATAATTTTAATTTGTATGATAATGATTTTCCAGTATCATTAAGAAGTTCATTTATCTTAGAAGTCACAAATTTTTGATTTTCGAAATACTGCTCTTCATTTAAAAATGTTGTTTGATAATCAGAGACTGAATATGAAGTATAAACAGCGGAAGTGGAATCAATTGGAACTACATTTACAGTCTTGATCGTGGAATCGATCTTAGTTTTTGGTAATTGTAAATTGTAAATATCTGCATATAATTTTTCATACTTGATATTTTTTGGAGCAAATATTCTAGCACCACCAGCTTTCTTAGACTCTGCCGCTCTGGAAGCAGATGTCACTGTAAATGTATCTAAACCGACTGAAGAAACTTTATACAGTTCTTTAGTAAATTGAGTTCCGGAAATTCCGGAGAAATTATCAACAAATTTAAAGAATGTTCTTGATTTTCCTGAAGATTCGAATCCATGATCACGTTGCGTAACTTTGATAATTGAGTTATTGTTTTTAAATAATTTCGAAGTTGCGCTAGCGTTTGAGGTCGCACTAGTTTGTAGTGGATTTGTAATTAACTTTTGGTATGCAGTATCATCATTAACTAGTGTAATTTCAGAATCTATTGCTGTATCAAATTTAGCTCTATTTAAGGTAAATTTAACATCTTCAAAAATATCCTCAACCCAAGTATCAGTATTTTGTGACTTATAGAGAGATCCAAGTGATGGTTGGGAACTTACCTTAACACCACTAATTTTTTCCAATTCTCCCAATCTGGAAGTCCATAGTGCATATTCTGTAGAATCAGTTTCTATTTGCAATGCATAATCTGTATCATTTTTTAGATAAACTGGGTAGTCGAACTTGAATTTTGTTAGAGTTGTAGAATCCGAATTTGTACCATCATCTACAGCAATACCCATTCTAACAGCAAAGGTGTCGATTTCTAATATTGCTCTAATTGAAGCTCCAGTCGCTCCGTTACCAATTCCCTTAATGATAACTGATGGAGGGGATGTGTATCCAGATCCTGGAATAGCAACCTCAGCATTATAAATGATACCCTCAGATACGGATAGTGAAGCAACTGCTAAACTTTCTCCTGGTAATTGTGGGCTTTCTACTGTAACTACAGCACCCTGATAATTTGATCCGACGTTATCAATTACGAATTTTTTAATTTTACCGTAATTTTTTGTAATTTTTACACTAATATTTGAATTTTTTACATTGTTATATTCAGCAATTTTAGCAGAAGACAGATTCTCGTCAGGGATAAACTCTTTTCCGTTGTGGTTTGATAATACAAATGTGTATATCTGCTCATTATTTAAATTATAATTTAAATCATTAATCAATGCGATTTCGTTTCCATTGGAGTCCAAAATCTTTTCAATTGGTCCTGAACATCCAGAAGAAACTCCACTGATTATATCATTTTTTTCTATCGTGATATTTCCAGAAACTGTAACTTTCAAGAAAGTTTTGGGCAGCATTACGACTTCTGTTCCTGGAACAATATTTTTGCCAGGTTTTCCAATAGACATATCAGAGATATAAGCTTTGATTGGAATCTCTTGACTCTTCTTATTAAAGAATAGATCTACAGAAGTAACAAAAACACCACCATCAAAATTCTCAATTCTAAAAGTTTGTGCAAGTGGATTTGGTTTTAGTGGGTTGTCAGTGTTGCTTGCAATAAATTGTACGCCTTCGTTTGCCTTGAAGTAAGAAGGTTGAGTGGAAATAATGTCTGATGGATTTTGTACTTTACTTCCCTTAGAATAGAAAATAACTTCAGAGTAAGACTCAACGTTATTTTTAGATTCATTAGTTTTACTTGTTGTAAATCTAATGCTCTTTTGACCAGAAGTAAATTTAATTATTTCTCCTCCTGTATCGTATTGAACATCAAAAATATTTCCATTCCAAGATGTTCCCTGTACTGGTGGATATCCACTTGGTAGTAAAATAAGACCACTAGCGTTACCATATTCATCAGTTACAATTTCAGTTCCAAATGCAGTCAAAGAAGACGTTGGAATTCCACTAAACTTAGAATCTGGGCAAACCCATCTACTAACATCTCTTCCATCAATAAATGGATAGATGACAGTCTTTGGTTTCATTCTAGTAACAGTAAATTTGATAGGTATTGATCTAGCAAATAACTGAAGTGAAGATGAGATAGATGCATCGCCAATAGTATTTGCTGCCAATCCTTTACCAATTTCGTTATTATTAGGATTAACATTAGAGGAGCTACTAATGTAAGAGTCTTGAGATTTTGATAGAGAACTATTAGTATTTTGCTGAGACAGTGGATTAATTGATAGGAATGATTGATTGACACCTACCCAATTGATCAAGAACGAATTTGATATCGATGCAAACGCTTCTCGTGGATTATCTCCCTTCGCAATGAAAACGTTAAAAATATTTGTGTTCGTATTAGTAACTAAAGGAATAGTATCTAAATCGAACCATTGATCAACCGTTGGCGATACTTTTATATCACCAACATATTGTAAGACAACAAATGGGTTTGGATTGATTAAACTAGTTGCTGAACTATTTCCCAACAAAGTTGTTGAAGTAAATGGTAAAGTCACAATATTGTTATTCACTACATAACCATCAAAAAATCTTTCATCCTCTCTTGTGTTTGCTTCAATTAAATTGATGTTATCTTCATATGCTTCCGGTTTCAATACCGATTGTTGTGGATCAATCGAGCAGACGTATTCACTTGAAGAAATATCACCAACACCATGAGACTCAAAATTATCAACCAAAAATCCACTCTTAAATCGATCAAATCCAAAATCATCTTTAATCTGCATGTTTAGAGCCTGTTGCTCAAGTATGCTTAGAGATGTATAATATTCAAGTCTTTCGATTCGCTTTTCCAACTTAGCGATATCTTTCATTGTAAAACGCTTATTATCAACAGGAACAAGTTTTACATCTTTTGATGATTTTGTTAGTGATGGTAAATAAATGTAGTACAGTGGTATTGCGTCTTCTAGCGAATCTGGTCTAGATGGATTCTTGGATGAGTTACCTTTCTTCAGAACAAAACTTCCATCCTTGGACAAGAATAGCGCATCAATTCTATCCAAGTAACTGGACTCATCAAATTTAAATGTATATTCTATTCCACCAGAAGCGGGAGTTACTGATGGTGCTCCTCCATCACCAATAAATGATGTGTAATTTCCTGATGATAAAATTGAACTATTTTGATAACCACTAGTAGTTTGTGTTGTATCTACTTTTGGTCTAAAGTCAATTACATCACCAAGAGATATTCTTCCATCTTTTGAATTGTAGGTTGGAATATCTGCAATATCTACTCCAGATTCGTGGTTATATGAATCAACAGTACAGAATTGACCTTGAGAATGCTTGAAATAATCAAATCCAATTACTAATTGTCCAGTTGGTGATGGGAATCCGGGTTTCAGAATCAATCTTGATACATCATAGAATGTGTCTCTTTGCCCGTCATCAAACACAAAATAATCTGTAACATCGTTTCCTTCAACTAGAATACCGCTAGCATCAACTGAAGGTGGAGAAGTAACAGTTCCTTCATAAACATATCTTAGTTTATATACATCAGAGTAAGAGAAAACCCCAACATCACCAGTATCGTAGTCTTGTCCTCTTATTGGAACAACCTTGTCCAATGCTGAAGCAACTAAAATTCTCTTATTTTCTACTGAAGTTTTTAATTTTGGTTTTGCCTTTGATACTTCTAAAGTAGCGGTAAGTTTTATCTTTGGATATGTAGTTAAATTTGATCCAAAAAATTCAGATGGGAATGTTACAGTTACTGAACCCGCAACTAAACCAGTATTACTGTCTGAAGATTGGACTATGTTAATATATTCAGACTTTAGATAAACAATATCTCCTTTTGCAAAAGATACAGTTTGTCCTTGACCGGGATCTAGAACAGTTATCAGATAATTCTTTTGATTAAACGCCGCAAATCTTTGTGTTCCGAATGGCAACTGCGCTGCAAATGTGATATCCCCAGCAGCAGAAGTTCCCTCAGAAACAAAATCTCTTCTGAAGAAATATGATATTTTAGAATCAGTTATATCTTTAACGAGACTTTCCACATCTTTACTACCAGTTGGCACTAGTAGAGATGATGATGGATTCTCCACAAATGTGGAAATTTTTGTCACCACAGAATTAGTAACTGAAACATCAAGAGTTCGATTTAAATAAATTCTTGCTTGCTTATTTGTAAATGTAGAAGTTGCATATCTAACACTTGTTTTGATAACCTTTCCCTCATCATCTACAAACTGAATTATATCCCCTTTCTTTAAAAATTTGTTTAGGTCTTTAGATAAAGCATTTACTGTAATGTAATTAAAACCTTCCTTTCCAGAGAAAGTGGAATCAGTAACGTTTTTGAAAATTGCGTATCTGGAATTATCCGATTCGATATTTGCAGTAAAGATGTTTTCACCTTGAGATCCAGATCCATAACGTGCATACAAAGATTTTACTTGAGATGAGTTATACTTTGTAATTACATCTTTATGGAGTACGGCACTAACAATAGCTCCATTTCCTGTAGAAATAGAAATTGTTGGTGGATTTTCGTATGTGGTTTCTTTTACTGACTCATCAACAAAATCTATAGTCACCACAGATTCAGTAATTGTATTTACAGAGATCTTAGATCTATCATAGGTGATGCCATCTAAAGTAATTTGTGATCCTGAGCTATAGTCATCTCCTCCAGAATGGACAACAAAATGGGAGATTGTATTGTTTTTAGCAATCTTTACAGTATTATTGTTTTCGTCAATAAGGGTCTCCCCCTCCACAAACGTCCCCTGTTGCACTTTTAAGTGCAATGTATCCGTAGAACTATAATAACCACCTCTGATGCCTTCTACGACTCCGTAGGCACCACTGGTGGATCCTGTGACATAGCTTCCTGGTTCAAATCCAGCAGTAATTAGATTTTGTAGAGTTATTTTGGTGAAGTAAGTTGCATTAAAATACTTGTAATTAAAAATTCCATTATATACTTCTACATTATTTTCTTTTCCCTTAGACGCTACCTTGTCGCTAATAGGATTAAATCCTGCTCCGGTTTCCACAAAAGCAAAATCAGAAGGTTTGCAAATACCAATAAGTGGTGATTTAGTAGAAGTATAATCTACAATACTACCCCAGTAGTAATTAGCAGGAACGAAACCAGTCTCTGGATCAATATCATTAATGTCAAATGCAGATGATTGACTTAAAAATACTCTCCTTCTTCCATTTGGATCAGAAAGATCATAATCTTTATAATATGCATCTATAATGTCTCTTCTACCAACGATGTCCATTTCAACAAAAAGTTTTGTTGATACGGTATTTCCAGCAATAATTTGACTTCGTGTTAATTTACTATTTAAAATACGAGCATAATTAACTAGAGCAGTTCTTGGATTACCTGTTCCTTCTTCGGTTTGCACTAACTGAATGATCCAAATATATGAACCATTTGGTGGTAAGTATAATGGATCCGGAGAACCAAGAGTATCCCCATTTACTGTCCCCAAAGGAGATCTTTCAATTAGAATTGTCTTAACGCCAATATCAGAAGGATCCAGATCTAGTTCAACACCATCAATAATGTCACCTTCATGAATCAACTTACCTCTGTTGTTATTAAAAACATCGAATAAAAATACTGAAGGATATGAACTCAATTCAACACCTTCAGCATTAACTGGAATAGTTCCATGTACATTGGTGACATAGAATGAACTTAGTCCAGAAAAAGTCAAGCGAACATCATTTCTGGTAATTGTATCTGTCGCTTTATCGAGTGTAATATATTTTGTTTCTTTGTTAATTACTTCGAAACCTTTTACATATGCCTTACCAGTTCCTACGGTTCCTAGTAATTTAGAATTAGCTTCCGATTCAGTGAGACCATTTACTAATCCTGTATTATTAGATTTTGCAAAGACCCCACCATTGTTATCTTTTTGATAGTACTCTCTAACATCAAAATCAAAATTAGATACTACATAATCACCAGACTCATCATATGTTCTTCTTGCTAAAGTAGTTTCAATTAGCGAATATTCATCTCTAGTAACTTTTTTCTCTACAGATCCATTTTTAATAGATAGTAATAAAATACTATTTTGTCCCAGTGTTTGTCTGTATCCGTATTTTTTTGCAATAAGATCTATCTTTAATCTATGTGCTCCTGGAGCACTAAAATTAGAACTTCCTCTAGAATTGTCGAATAGAGAAGAATCTTCTTCCGGAGTAACAATAGATTCTTCAATATCAAAAGCAATTTTTCCAGATGCTCTATTATTATATGCGTCTAAAATTACAAGTTGCTCTCTGTTAGTAACAAAAAATCCATTTACGAAATAAACACCTTCCTGAATAGATACGCCAGAGGAAAATCCTAGTGCAGGACTAACTTGAGTTCTTACTTCGCCAGTATCTATATTTTCTATTTCAATAAAATTAGGAAGAACGGCACCGTCTGTACCAACCGTTAGAATTGGAGTATTGACTCCATCAACAACCTCAAGATTCTCTCCTTGCCTGAAGGTTGCTTCTAAGTTAGAGTCTCCGCTTGAAATATATGAAACAAAAATAGTGTCCGACGACTCTTCTGTTTCATACTGAGTTTTTAATACAATAGCTTGAACACCAGAAGTAATGCCAACTAGTTTCTCGCCAACTAGTTGTGCGATATCATATTTTTTAAATACAATTTCTCCGTCTTCGTTTATGGGAACTTCAGAAACCGAAGAAATTTTTACATAATTTAATTGAGTGTTTAGTCCAACTTCACCAGGAATAACTAGTTGTCCCTGCTTAAATTGGTAATTTCCATATTTTTCAATTTGATCCTGAAGGATACTCTGTAAAGTAGTTAATTCCCTACTTTGAACAGAGTATCCCGGTCTGAACAAAACTTTATAAAAGTTTTTGTTTGGATCGTAGTCGTCATAATATGGAGAGACATTAAGGTTAGTATTCTGTGCCATATTAAATTGTTATGCACTTAAGTTTTCCTAACCTTATTTATAGTTAAGAACCTGAGTTAATCAGAATTCAATAACTAGTTTAATGTCTTCAATTTGGTCAGCAGCACGAGTGATCAGTCTTCTGTTTTCAACATAGATGATTTCACCAGTGTTTGGTTCGAGCTCTGGATAGAGTTCTGGATCTGTAGCAAATGTTACGTTTGCAGTAGCGGCCGCCGGAGTGCTAGTAGCACCAGACTCGTCACCAATAACATCAGCAATTGCTGTTACATCACCAGCAGCAGCACTGTGGAATTGATATACAGTTCCATTATCTGCTGCGTGGAGCACTGGATCCTGATAGAATCTTAAAGTACCACCCTCTGCTGGATCTGCATCATTAGTTGGTAACCACTCAACAACTTTTCCTTTAGCAAATACGTTAGTACCGGCAATTGTTAGTTCTTGAGAGATCTCTTCGTCTGGGAGGAAATTAACAGTTAGTCCAACATCTGCACCAAACTTGACTGCGTATGTATTACGGACAGTTTGATAACTATCTGAATTTGCATTAGTAATTTCTGTACCAACTCCATCGCCTGCATAAGCATATGGATCCTTGAGAAGACCAATTCTTCTGAAGTCGTTGGTAACAGGGAAGTCACCAGTACCCTCACCAAATGTTAGGCGAATGTTTGCCATAACACGCTTAGCATTGAGTTGCTGTTGGAGTGGCTCAAGTCCTCCTGCGTTTGAAGTTCCGTAACCACCTGGGGGTGGGATAATTACTTCTAGAGCAGCACCAGATCCACCACCAGCTGCAGCAGTCAGACCAGCATCTGTGAAGATACCACTTTTAAATGCTTGAGGTCTTGTTGGATCTCCAGGATTTGTATTGATGCTAGCATATGTATATGCAGGATCATTTTGATATCCAGCTTCGCCAGCAGCAAGAACCCTTGCGCCAGTAATTACACCACCAGAAACAGTAAGTTGTGCTACCTTATAGTTGGTGCCATCAACCTGACCGTCACCATTGATTGGTGCATATAGTGGTACATTGGGATAACCAGATCCACCACTAGTAACAACAATTACCTCAGGTCCAACGGTATTTGTTGCTTTTGCAACACCAAGTCCATTGGTATATGAATAGTTAGATGGGGGTAGAGGAATAAACTTCTGTGACTGGAATCTGATAACATCATTGGTGCTCATAGTATAGAGATACTTCCATCTGTAACCGGCAGTTGTCAAGAATGTTTGAGTAGCTGCGGTGTATCCCACTGCATCTGGATCATTTACATCACCACCACTGGTTCTTGGACCTGCAGCTACAGCGTCTGGCACAGCACCATTATTGTTATCAATACACATCCATACTTCATAGTCAGAGTTTCTGACTACCATTTCTAGGTCTGCATATGCAACGTTGCCGGTAGCGGCAGCTTTTCTGAAGTTTGCTGTGTCTTGATAATCATGACGCCACATATCGTATGGAGCGGTGCGAGGGGCCCCAACCTCAGTTAGTCCGTAATCAAGTCTCTGAACTACTGATCTTACATAAGAACCATCTGGAGAAGCTCCTGTGTTTTGACCATCAGTATTATCATAAATTCTCTTAGCAGCAACAATTTCTCTGTATGTGCTGTACTTTTCCTCGTAGTTATCAGCGGGGAATAGAGGAGCATCTTCGTTAGCAACTCTTAGTCTTAGGAAACTGACGCTTACTGCTCCAACAGAAATTGTGGCACCAACATCTTCCTTTCCGGCAGTTGCTGGATCTAGACCGCTTACTAGTAATGATCCGGATCCATCTCCGTTATCAGTTACTGCGGTAACGGTTCCAAGTCTTCCGCTAGTAAGAGTAACTGTATTGCCAGGTGCAGGAACTCCTGTTGCACCGTAATATTCTAGTACGGTATCCCACTCCGCTGAACGACCAACAAAAAAGTAATGATTAGTTGAAGTCGTTTCGTCAAACGACTCCAGAAATTGTTTAGCGTTAAAGACTCTAAACTTGTCTGTGATTAGGGGTGCTGACATTGTGATATTTGAATAAACGACTAACTTTATCTAGATTTATTTATAAGAGTAATTAAATTGAAAAACTCCGTAAATAATCACCGGGCGCATGAGTTCCGAGTGATGTACCATCTTGCGCCCTAGAAACACCCAATAAAGTATTAGCTGTTTTGGACGAATATGATATGACTTCTCTATTTATCTGAATTTTTCCTTGACTTGGAAATTTTTCTAATGGATTGGAACCACCAACTGATTGTTGTACGGTTAATGTACTTCCAACAATCGAATCAAAAAGAGCTCCGGAAAGATTAATTGATGGAATCCCAAAAGAATTATTTCTATTTGATACAGACAATCTGGATTTTTGTCTAGTTGCAAAATCTTCCAGAGTAGTTATGGGGTCTTGATCGTAAATTGTATTACCACTAATTGAAATCACGGGAGGAGATGCATCCCCATTAATGTCAGAAATTGCTTGATATGTTATAGTACCCTTTTCATGTAATTGATTTTTATCGAAAATTTCATTATAACCAACGCTAGTTGTAACACCATATTCCCGTGCCTGTTTTGTTGCAGCACGTTGATTTTTTACGGTAATTTCCGTATTATCTTGTAATAATATTTTTACTGGTCTGCTGAAAGAAATCATGGAAATTAGATGGTTATGGATTTATGTCTATGTCTGCTGGATCAATCAATTCATTAAATTGATCTATTGCACCATTATCAATAGTAGTATCAATATCTATTTCGGTACTAATTGCGCCATAAGTTCTGGCATCAGTATTAATTTCAGAACTAATTTCAACTGTACTTTCATCAAGATCAACCTTATTAGTTATGATATCCTCAGGAATCTTAGTAATTTCTTGAGATCTTCCTAATGTATTTCCAAGAGGAACAGGATCAATACTCTCTACTATAGATACAGATTCAAATGTGGTCAGTTGATTCAGTGCAACATTAATCAGTGATACATCATCTGGAACTTCAGGTGCCTGTGTTAGTTCAACACTCGATGCATCAACTACGTCACTGAAGGATACGGATGCAAGATTTGTTACATCCTCTGGTCTTTCAACGATTGATGTTACTTCAATTGTTCTGGAGAGATCTAGAGCATAGAAGGAATCTGGTTCAATTACCGATAGAGACTCAGTTGTGGTCAGTTGATTCAGTGCAACATTAATCAGTGATGCATCATCTGGAACTTCAGGTGCTTGTGTCAATTCGACACTAGATGCATCAACTACGTCACTGAAGGATACAGAAGAGAGGTTTGTTACATCCTCTGGTCTTTCAACGATTGATGTTACTTCAGTTATTCTTGAGAGGTTCAGAGCATAGAAGGAATCTGGTTCAATTGCGGATATAGATTCAAATGTGATCAGTTGATTCAGTGCAACATTAATAAGTGATACATCGCTAGGTACTTCAGGTGCCTGAGTTAGTTCAACACTCGATGCATCAACTACGTCACTGAAGGATACAGAAGAGAGGTTTGTTACATCCTCTGGTCTTACGATAGTTGATGTTACTTCAGTTATTCTGGAGAGGTTCAGAGCATAGAAGGAATCTGGTTCAATTACCGATAGAGATTCTGGTAACAGATCAATTGTTGATGCATTGATAATTGAAGTCTCAAGTAGTTTATTGAGGTCTGATCTTAGTCCGAGCGATTCCTGAATTGGTTCAGTAACAAACTCATAGAATATAGAAACATTAGATTCTCTGATACCAGAAATGTCTCTGGTTAATATATCAGGGAGAATGTATTCAGTATATTCGGAATCAATTTCTAGTGCAGATAGGTTGAGTATGGATACATCAGTAGGTACTTCTGGTTGCTGCTCAACCTCTGAATCTACAAGGTAACTATCTGTTATTGGTGTTAATGTAGATGCCACTGATCCAACGAAGAATTCGAAGAATCTCTCAGATGTAGATGCGACACTAACTAATGTCACACTAAACTGCGAATCTACGATAGATAGAGATTCTAATGTAGATACATCAGACATTACGACGTTGATTAGCGATACATCGCTAGGTACTTCAGGTGCCTGTGTTAGTTCAACACTCGATGCATCAACTACATCACTAAAGGAAACTGCACCAAGATTTATTGCGAAGCTAGGTGTTTCGAAGAATATCTCTACTGCATTTGATGCAGAGAGATCTAGAGCATAGAAGGAATCTGATTCAATT